GGCGGATTGGTATTAGAAGAAATTTCAAACAATACTGGTATTTCATTCACTTTTACGAGAATAGACGTTGGGCTTTTTGACATCCCTGAGTTTGACACTAACAATTACTCGTTAGATGGCAAAACTTGCAATACAGGCATGGATTGTTTTTTCTCGAACGAAGACCAAAAATTAACCACGTACGATTACAGAAATTCGCAATTATCAGACGATGCTTTTGAGTTCGGTGGATGGATTGTAATAGAAAAATTAACATAATAAACTAAAAAAATGAAAAAAAAACTAGATGTAGTTGTTTCATACAACCCAGAAACCGAACAAATTAGTGTTGCGTTTGACGAAAACACTCTCGGTCCGCTTGACTTTACCTTGTCAGAAAACAATAAAACCCTAACCATTGGAGCTGAGAATATTTTTTATGGAAATACTTACGTGTCTACATCTTTATGTCAGACCGAAAATTCTACCAAAGGAAAAGTAAATTATCAAAAACCAGATTCAAGTAGCATTGTTTTGGAATTCCAGGACGAATCTAACGTATTGAACTTGGACGTTTTGAAAACAAGCAAGCTATTTTTAAGAATTACTCACTACGAGGATTTAAGCTAAAGTAATAACCAAACTAATAAGCGTAATGGAAATTTTTTTAAACACACTCGCAAGCAGCTTTTTCGCAAAACGCGGTTGGCTTCACGGCTTAGTCGGGTTATCGCTTGGGTATATATTCACAGGCGCGCAAGATTGGTCAACGTGGGATGATAATAGAACTTATGAATTTCAATACTTTATTATTGCGCATATTGAATAAAAATTATTTTATGAAAAACATTTTAAATAAAGAATTATTGTTTGTTTTGGCTCACGTATTTGTAATGACTGTTTTAGTATTTGATGCAGCTTACATTATAAATAATAGCGTAGGCGCAAACTACTTGAACTTCGATAAAAAAGAGTTAATATTTTTTACAATAATTGCATACGGAGTTTACGGCTTTATAGTATCTTTTATTTGGGAAGATATTATAGAGCAAGAGGCATTAAAAATACCTGCTTCAAGAAAAGATTATATAACTATGGTTTCTACATCTTCGGTTGTTGGGTTTTTAACTCAATACATACAGCCGAGTTTAGTTGCCCTTACGATATTAACTTGTATATGCGTTGTATTAGCCGTAGGTTACATTAAAAGAGTTTTAAAAGTTAAAAAATTAATGAATAAATAATTTTTAAATGCCGTCAGAACAAATATCTTTTTTTAGCAGTTTATTGAATAATTGGCCTTTATTAACAGGTAGTGGTGTTTTAGCGACAATAGTAAATTGGTTCGCTTGGGGTAAAAGAGCAAAAAAAACAGACGCTTTAGCTTCTATGCAAGCACTTTACGATAAATTCCTAGACGATTACAAAGATAGGATGCAAGAAGTCATAACTGAATTAAGAGAAGTTAAAACAGATTATAGATTATTACAAGGTCAATTCAACAGTACTCAATTAGCCTACGCTCAAGAAGTAGAACGTTCCCAAAATTGGGAAAAACTACATAGGGAATTGATGGAAAAATATAAGATTTTAGAAAAAGATTACGACGAACTGAAAGCATTATATGAAAAATTAAAAAAAGATTTTGAAACTCATAAGAAATCAACTAAATAAAAATGACTTATAAAATAATAGAAGATACACTGAAAAAGCCTAGCGGTAAGTGGGATAAACAAGCGTTAACAATGTTTTTGTTTACTATTTTAACCGCACTAACAGGCATTTATATAGTAGCATCTGATTATTTTTTAACCAAAGAGATAAACCCTTACGCTATTGTTGTATTGGGTACTTTTGGTACTATGGCAACAGGTCAATCAGTAGTAAACGTATGGAATAAAAAAGTAGACAAAAATCTTAATATTGACCAAACTGAAAATATACAATAACTTAAATTTAATTAATTATGAGTAGAATTATTGAAATAGCAAAAGCCGAAATTGGGCAAACAGAAAACCCTAAAAATTCAAACAAATCTAAATACGGCAAATGGGCAAATTATGACGGTGTAGCATGGTGCGGATTATTTGTATCTTGGTGTTACTATATGGCAGGAAAGCCATTGCCTAAAATTGGATTTTCATTTAATGGTTTTGCAGGATGTCAAACCGCAGTAGCTTATTTTAAAAAAAATGGTAAAATAACAAAGAACCCAATTGAGGGGAGTATTGTTTTCTTTGATTGGAATAACGACGGCAGATATGACCATACAGGGTTGTTTGTTCGTTGGATTGAACAGGGTAAAACATTTGAAACAATAGAGGGAAATACTGCTATTGGCAATGATAGTAATGGCGGTACTGTAATGGTTAGAAGAAGAAGTGTTAATACAGCAATATTTGTAAATCCTTAATGTTATGAAAATTAACTTGAATTACATAAAAATTATAATTGCGTTGGCCTTAACTACCTTTTTATTATTATCGTGCGGTGCAAGAACGGTTAACAAGCAAGAAACGAAAATTGACAGCACGGCCACAGCAATAAAAGTTGTAAAAAATGATAGTACTTCTATTGAAAGTAAAAAAGTAAATTTTGATACAGAATCAGAAGAAATATGTATTGAAGCTGCCGATACAAGTAAACCTATCGAAATAATTAACAATCAAGGCGAAGTTACAAAGTATAAAAATGCTCGTTTAAGCCATAAAAAGAAAAAAGACAACACAATAGTCGTTGAAGAAAAGAAAGTGTCTAAAATCGTAGTAGATACTACCGCAAACGAAGTAGAAGTTAATAAAGTTGAATCAGCTAAAGTAGTTTATAAGGAACAGTTTAATTGGTCGAAGTTTGTTTTGTCGTTTTGGTGGCTTTGGCTTTTGTTAATAATTATAGGCTATTTATCATATAGATATTATAAAGGAACTTTAAAACTACCATTATGGTAACCGTTTCAAATGTAAATGCATATCCTAATAAAGCCGTGCCTTTTATAGAGGCAAGAAGTTATAGTAACAGCGTGGTCAACTTGGCTAGCCAAACTTTGCCTACGCCATCAGAATATACGGTAGGAACTTGGAAAGTAAAATATATAAATAAAGTTTCGCCTGAGTTTGTTAAATTAGCATCATTATTTTAAAATATTAAACGTTATGACTTTCATTAAAAATAAAACAGCATATATAGTAAAAAGTCCGTTAGCCGACCATGATTACTTTCCTATAACAAACTCAGAATATGGTGTTGAAGGTATGGAATATCAGCAAACCGTAAGCGCAGAAATGAAAGATGTTCGCGCTTATTTAATTGCTGGTTTATCGCCTGAAACTGGCGGAACGTTAAAAATATCTGAAATAGAATTAATATCTGAAGAAACGGCTATTGAAAATGCTGTAAATGCTTTAGACCCTGTATATGAAGTTTTAAGATATGAAATAGTAATATTTAACTTAAACGGAGCAAAATATCAGTTGAAGTTGGCTAACGTTAATATTGGCGATGGTGAAACACCATTAACCAACGATGATTTTATATTATTAAACAAATCTGTTTCGGTTGGTGATGGCCAAAATGTATTTAAAGGATATAATGCAAATGGTGAAGCAGAGTATTACTCAATAAAATCAGACGGAAATGATGTATCTGAAAGTTCAGGCAATATTGTAATTAATCCAAAAGCTGCTACATCAGTAGGGGCAAGCGGTATTAGCGTTTACGATGGACTAGATAATTCTACCAAACTACATAAACTTAGAAAAATAACATCAGCAGGTAATGATGTAACGTTAGACGGTCAAATGGTTCGAGTTGAGCCAAAGCAAGGTTCTAATTTAGGCGCAACAGGTCAGTCAATATATAAAGGGCTTAATGGAACTACAAAATTACATGAATTTTATAAAATTGATTTTCCTGACCATGATGTTTCTTTGTCTGCAAATGTTATTACAGTAAAAAACCCAGCAGACCCTAGCGATGTTAAATTTTATGTAAATGCTAATTATACACCGCCAGTAGGAGTAACGCCAAATGGTAGTTTGTCAAAGCCTTACCCTACTTTAAAAGAAGCGTTGGATGCTT